AAGAGAGTATTTTACTGAAAATAAATTAATACCATTATGGAGAATGATAGGACAAGAATTAACTCATCAATTATTAAATGTAGATTTTCATACAGAACAATATCAAGAGGCTTATTATGACTTTTCAGATGTAAGAGCGTTACAGCAAGATGAAGATGATATGTATAGAAGATTAGCAGTTGGTGTTAATGCAGGAATAATGACTATTGGCGAGGCAAGAAGAGCAATAGGATTAGATACAGATGAAAATGATGATGTTTATTTAATGCCTAATAATAAAGTAGCAGTTCCAAAAGATGAATTAGGAACATTTACTGCAGTACAAGAAATACCAAATCAAGAAGTTATTGAATTATCTAGTTTTGAAAATGATTTAGAAATAAAAGTAATTAGAGAAGAAAATGGCGAGTATTGTGTTTATTCAGAAGATACAAATAGACTTCTAGGTTGTTATCCTACTGAAGAATTAGCAAAAGCTAGATTAGAACAAATACATAGATTCGGAGAGAACGCTTATAGTGGAGAATTTTAAAGGACCTTACGACGATTTAGATTTTACAATTCCTAAAGGTGCTAAAGAAGAAGCTAGGAGAGGTCTAGATTGGGTAAAAGAATATGGCAGAGGTGGTACTTCTGTTGGTAGGAATTCAGCAAGATATATTTTAAATAATACAACTGCAGGTGCAGAAAAAGTAAGACATATTGCTAAATATTTTCCAAGACACGAAAGTGATAAAGCAGGTCAAGGTTGGTCACCAGGAGAAGATGGCTATCCAAGTAATGGAAGAATAGCTTGGGCTTTATGGGGAGGAAACGCAGGAAGAAGTTGGAGCCAAAAGTTAGTAAGGGCAATGAATGCAAGAGATGAAAAAGTATCATCTGCTCTAGAGTTAATAAAAAGAAGAAATGCAATTTTAGACTTAAATGATGAAATATTTGCAGGAGAATTTGAAAGTGAAGAAACTAAAACTATTTTATGGAAACAATATGACGCTTTATTATCTAAATGGGACTATCAATTAACTTTAGAATATTTTCAATTATTTAAAAATTTAGAAAGAGAAATAAATACTTATTTTAAGAATAATCCACCAACAATTATTGGTATTGGAGCAGGTGCAAGTTTAATTATTGATAAGATAACTGCAGATTGGAAAGCAGATTTATATGAAATGTATTTATCATTAATGACTGACTTTGCTTATGCACAAATAGAAACTTTATTACCAGAACAAATTAAAAATAGAGATGAAGATATTATTGCAGGAAGACAAAGAAAACCTCGTATGGAAGTTATTACAGGTGGATTTTTTAGATTAAGAAACTCAAATACAGTTTTTCCTATTGAGCCTATGACAAGAAATAAAGAGGCAATAGAATTTGTTACTAATAGATTAGATACAATTATGCCTGAATTAGCTAAGACAACTAAGAAAAGATTAAATGTTGCATTAAGAGTAGGATTTGATAAAGGAAGTGAATTAGGTTTAATAGGACAAGATTTAGCAGATTATGTTCAATCTGAAGTAAGCAATAGATTTGGATTACAAAGATTAGGAAGAAGTAATACTATTGCAAGAACAGAGGCACAAGTCTTAGCACAATTTGGAAAAGAACAAGCAGTAAAAAGAAGTGGTGTTCCAGTAGAAAAACAATGGATTACTCGTAGAGATAATTTAGTTCGAGACCCACATAGAGCAGTTGATAATGCTAGAGTAAATTATGAGCAATTGTTCACAGTAGGAGGATACAAGATGAAATATCCTGGCGATAGCTCTTTTGGTGCTCCTGCAAACCTTGTTGTCAATTGCAGATGTGATACAATATACCATAGAAAAAGGAATAGAAGACGCAGATGAAAGAGTTTAAAACAATTGAGTCAATTATCCCAAGCGATGTAGAGGGGAAAGTTGAAGCAGTTTTTAGCGTATTTAATACAATAGATAGCGATAATGATGTAGTCGTACCAAAGTCAATTAGAAGTGGCTATGGAGAAAAAGGCGTAACAATGGTTTGGGCTCATGATTGGGCTAAGCCAATTGGTAAAGGAAAAATCGTACAAGATGATAATAACGCTAAGTTTGTAGGCGAATTTAATATGAATACAGACGCAGGAAAAGAAGCTTATGAAACAGTTAAAGCTATGGGAGATTTACAACAATGGTCTTTTGGTTTTGAAGTATTAGATTCAGAAGTAGGAACATTTACAAAAGATAGTGGCGAAAGTCAAGAAGTAAGATATTTAAAAGATGTAAAAGTATGGGAAGTAAGTCCAGTATTAGTAGGTGCTAATCAAGAAACTTACACAATGGCTATTAAAGCAAATAAAGAAAAAGCTAAAGAAAAAGCTGATGAAAAAGATTTAAAAGCTGAAGTAGGTACAGATGAATTTACTACTTTAGATGAGGCAAGAGATAGAGCAGAAGAATTAGAATGTTCTGGAACTCATACACACGAAGATGAAGACGGAAATTTAATTTATATGCCATGTTCTACACATAATGAATATGAAATGGCTAAAAGTAAAGAGGTTTCAAATGAAAGTGGTCAAACTTTCGTTGAAGAAGTAGAAACATCTCTAAATGATGTTTTTACAGTATTAACTAGAGCTAAGGAGCTTACTGCCTTACGCTTAGAGAAAGACAAAAAACTAAGTCCTAGTTCTGCTGACGCATTAATGGAATTGCAAGAAAAATTGAACGCAATCTTTCAAGACATTGATGACTTATTGAACGCAGGTTTGTCAGAAGAAGTTAAGGACAATAGAGTAAAAGCAAATGAGGTTTTTGCAGATACAATGCGTATCTTGGCAGAAACTTCGGAAATATAGGAGATAAAAATGGCTGAATTAGAAGTCAATAAAAAAAGGCTCCAAGAACTTCGAGAGGCTGCTTTAACAGAGGCTAAAACTCATAACTTCGAAGAAATGACACACGAGCAAAAAGAAGCTTGGGTACAAAGAAACGAAGAAATGGAAACATTAGCAAAAACAGTTAAAGAACAACAAGAATATAAATCACAAGTTGAAAGACTTGAGGTTGAAGTTGAAGCTGGAAAAGAAGTAAAAGCTTTACCTATTCATGAAGAAGTAGCAGAAGATAATAAAACTGTTGCACAAAAATTTCATGAGAGTAAAGCAGTTCAATCTTTCATTAATGATGGAATGAAAAATGTTACTTCAGAAGTAAAATGGAACCCAATTTTAGAATCAAAGACACTCGTTGATGAGGGCTCTGCCTATCCACCACGAGTTGTACGTTCTGACCTTATCGTTCCTACTGCTTTAAGAAATCCTAATAGTGTTATTGATTTGTTCTCTGTATTACAAACAGACCAATATCAATACAAGTATTTGGAAGAAACAACTTTCACAAATAACGCAGCTGAAGTAGCAGAGGCAAGCGCTTTTGGAGAATCAGCTCTAGCTATGACTGAAAGAACTGAAGAAATAAGAAAATTCGGTGTTTCTATTCCAGTTACAGAAGAATTATTAGCAGATGTTACAGCAGTACAAGGATATCTAGACTCAAGATTAAGAACAATGCTTAACCTTAGACTAGATTCTGAATTATTGAACGGTGACGGTTCTGCACCAAATATTGAAGGTGTATTAAACAAATCAGGTATCAATACTTTCGATTATTCTGCATTCGCAGGAAATTTGAAGAGAATTGGTCAAGTTTATCAAGCAATTACTGAAATCAGAAAAGATGCTTTCGTAGAGCCTGACGCAATATTAATGCACCCAAGTGATTGGTATGACATTGTTACAGAAGTAAACGCAGTTACAACTTCTGGTGCTTTGAACCCATTATTTATGGGAGCAGGTATGTTCAATGGTGCACCTCAAGCAAGTCTTTGGGGAGTTCCAGTTGTACCAACAACTGCAATTTCAGCAGGAACAGCATTAGTCGGAAACTTCGGCGGTGGTGTTTCAGCACATATTATTACTAGACAAGGAATTGATGTTGCTATGTCAGATAGCCACTCAGATTTCTTTACAAAAGATAAAGTAATGATGAAAGCTAGCTTACGATTAGGTTTCGCAATCTATCGTCCAACTGCTTTCTGTTCAATTACTAACTTTTAATTAAAAGGTAATTATGGCTTTAGTTTCTCACTCTTCTTATATAAAGAGGAGTGAGGGACAAGCTAAAGGAGAAAAAATGATAGTTAAAAAAGATTTATGGCAAAACGAAGAGGGCGAAATCGCTGAAGGTGTTAATGGCGGATTGCCAAAAGGTTGGGCTAAAGGTAAATTACTTGTAAGAGCAGGAAAAGAAATATCTGACCTACAAGCTAAAAAATGGAAACCAACTAAATCAACAAAAGCTAAAGAACCAGTAGAAAATAAAGCTAAGTAGGTTTTAAATGGCTCACGAGCAGTATGTAGATAAGACTGAATTTAAAGCTAGGCTAGGTTTATCTGGAACTGCTCAAGATGACAATATTGATAGAGCAATTGACGCAAGTTCTAGATTAATCGATAGATATTGCCAAAGGAGGTTTTATCAAGATGAATCAGCAACAGTTAAATACTTTAATCCTATTAGTACTGTATTCATTGACATTCCTGACCTTAGTACTACTACTTCGCTAACAGTAGAACTAGATACAACAGATGATGGAACTTATGATACAACACTTACATTAGATACAGATTTTTATCTAAGACCACTTAATCCAATACTAGAAAAAGGAACTAATTATCATCCTTTTACTGAAATGAGAATATTGGAAACTCGTTCATCAGAAAGATTTGAGCCATTAATAAATAAAAATATTAAGATAACAGGACTTTGGGGCTGGACTGCAGTACCAGACGCAGTTGTTGAGGCTTGCGTAATACAAGCTACAAGAATATGGAAAAGAAAAGATACACCATTTAATGTATTTGGAAACGAAAGTACAGGTACAGTAGAACTATTTAATAAGTTTGACCCTGACGCAAAAGAAATGCTAAAAGGTTATCGTAGATTATCTCTTACAGGACAAGTTTTATAATTATCTATTATTTTTACTTGCAAAATATTTAACTTGCTCTAATTTTCTATCAGCTTCAAATAATGGTTTTGCAATATTCCAAAAACGCACATTGTATTTAGTTTCTAAAATTATTTCTTTATATAAATCTTTTTCCATTTCATTATCAGCTTTAGCTAATTTTTCTTCTAATTTAACAATATGGTCTTTGAAACTATTTACAGTTTTTTTATTAAATTTATTAGCAATAAATTGAAAATAAACTTTATTTCTGTTAGTAGAATTATTATCAGTTGATTTTGTAATAATACCTGTAGCAACAACTTCTGCTAAGAAATCATCTAATAATACTTGTTGGTTATCTCTAAATGCTTTTACTCTTTGATAATATGTCATTTTAACTCCTTTTTTATTATCTAACATACTTATATATTATGCTTGTGTTCTCGATAAACCAACTTCTTTTTAAAAAAAATCTTAAAAAATTTACTCAATATCTATGGTAATTCTATGTGTTACACTTAGTACCAGAATGATTTTTACTAACGAGAGAGGGCAATCTCATGGTAGTTAGAGCATAAATAAAGAGTTTTTTAGAAGAAAACTCTAAAAATCATATTATCTCAAAGGAATAGGACAAATGCAAATTAGAGTAATTGGAGCAAATAAGTTAAGAAAAAGAATAGATATGCATAACTTAACTTACTTTCCATTAAGAAGATATATGGACCTTACGGGTGCTTTAGTTGCAGATAGAGCTAAACAATTAGCACCAGAAGATTTAGGAGATTTAAAAAAAGGTATAGGTTTCAAAAGATTAGCTGATGTAGGTAGATTACCTAATGGCGTTGATATTTATTCACGAGCACCACATAGTACTTATGTTCATGGCTTTAAAGATAAAAATTATAGATTATCTCCACCATTTAGTAGAAGTAAGCCTCATTATCCACCAATAAAAGCATTAGAGGGTTGGGCTAAAAGGCACGATATTAATCCTTATGTAGTACAACAAGCTATTGGTAAAAAAGGAACTCCTATTATTCCATTTATAAAAATGGCTATTAGAGATACTACTAGACAAAGAAACGCTTTATTGCGTGAGGCAGGAAAAGCAATTACTGTCTTATGGCGAAGTGGTAGAATGAGAGCAAGATAATGGCAAGTTTAACAAATATAAGAAACGAAATAGGAAATAATTTATCTTCTATTACTGGTTTAAATATTTATAAATATGTTCCTGACATGGTAGAACCTCCTACTGCAGTTGTTGGTGTTGTAGAAAGAATTGAATATGATTCAACAATGGCTAGAGGTTCAGATGTTTATACAATTCCGGTATTAGTTTATATATCAAGAGTTGACGCTCAATTAAGCCAAGAAAGTTTAGATAGTTACTTACAAAGTTCTGGTGCTAATTCTATAAAAGCTCAAATTGAAAGCGATACTACTTTGAATAGTGAGGCTCAATCTGTTAGAGTTACTGACGCAACTGATTATGGCGTGTATAATGTTAATAACATAGACTATATTGGAGTACAATTTAGCGTAGAGGTAATTGCATAATGGATTATATTTTAAACGAAGAATTAGAATACAATGGAAAAACACATATGGCAGGTAGTATTGTGAACGACATACCTAAAAAAAGTGTAAAATGGTTATTAGAGCAAGGCTTAATTATGAAAGCAACTGCATTAGCTAAAAAACAAATAAAGGAAGAAGAAGAATAATGGGAAAGTACGGAAGTAGTTCTGGAACTAGAAGAAGAAGTACAACTCGTAGAGGTGGAGGTCGTAGATAATGGCTTTCGTTCATGGTAAAGATACAAAGATTTATATTAATCAAAATGACTATTCTCAATATTTTAATAGTGCAGATACTTCAATGACTGCAGATGTTGCTGAAACAACAACTTTTGGTGTTACTGGAGATGCAAAGACTTATATAGGCGGACAAAAAGACGGAACATCTTCATTAGCAGGATTTTTTGACGCTACTTCAGACGCAGTATTGCAACCACTATTAGGCGGAAATGATTTTGTATTTGTTAATGGTGCAAGTGGAGTAAGTGCAACCGATAAAGTATTTTTTGCAAATGCAAATATAACTAATTATGGCGTATCAAGTCCTGTAGGAGATGTTGTAGCTACTTCAT